GGTGCGGAAGTTGCTATAAATATTCAAACCATTGAAAATGATGGCACTACAACAACTGTTATAACAGACACTGTAAAGGGAAGAACTGCAAGTACATATTTCAGGGATTATAAAATTAATTTTGCATCTGATACTTCTTTTCCTGTAACCATTAGGGTAAATAGAACAACAGATGATAGCACAGAAACAACGTTACAAAACAGTTCATTATGGTCATCTTTTACAGAAATAATCAACGAGCAAAGAGCATATGCAAACTCGGCTCATGTTGCGATTAGATTTGATGCTCAGACCTTTCCATCCATCCCAAAACGGATGTACAAAGTTCGTGGAACGAAAATCAAGATTCCACATAATGGAACGGTTCAATCTGATGGCTCAATCTCATACTCTGGCACTTTCAATGGCACGTTCAAAACAGATAAGGAATGGACAAATGATCCAGCTTGGATACTTTATGACCTGTTAACAACATCAAAAGGTTTTGGTGATCAGATAGATACAACACAGTTAGATGTTTTCAGTTTTTATTCAGCTTCTGTTTATAGTGCAACACAAGTAGATGATGGATTTGGAGGAACAGAACCAAGATTTAGCTGTAATGTAGTGATACAAAATCAAAAACAAGCATATGATCTCATCAATGATTTATGTTCTGTGATGCGTGTGATGCCCTTCTATTCGGCTGGCACAATTTCGATAACCCAGGATCGACCCACAGACGCAAGCTATCTATTTAACCTGTCAAATGTATCAGAACAGGGTTTCACATATAGCAATTCATCAAAAAATTCAAAAATAACAGTTGTTAATGTTGCATATTTTGATAATGAGACCCAACAGATTGAATATGAAACTGTAGAAGATACAGCATTACAAACAAAATATGGGGTTGTTACAAAAAATTTAAGAGGTTTTGCTACTACATCAAGAGGTCAGGCTTCTCGTCTTGGAAAATGGTTTCTCTACACACAATCAAATGAAGCTGAAATTGTAAACTTTACCACCACTCTTGAATCAGGTACTTTGGTAAGACCTGGGGCTGTGATAAATATTGCAGATCCATTGAGAGCAGGAGTTAGAAGAGGTGGTCGTATAAAAACAGGAGTATCTACAACACAGATAGTAGTTGATGATGAAAATAATACAGATTTAGCAACAACAGATTCTGCAACATTATCGGTAATACTTGCAGATGGCACACTTGAAACAAAAACTATTGATTCTATTTCTGGAACAACAATAACAGTATCTTCTGCCTTTTCATCAACACCACCATCAAACAGCGTTTGGGTGATAGAAAATACAACAGTTCAACTTCAAACCTTCAGGGTGATTGGCGTTACAGAAGTTGATCAACTTGCATATCAGATCACTGCCGTTGCTCATAATTCATCTAAATATGCAAACGTGGAAGATGGTACGGCATTAGCAGCAAGAACAATTACGACACTTACATCAATAAAACCTTCTCCAAGTAACTTGCAGAGTTCAGAGCAGATTGTTGTACTCAATAACCGTGCCGTATCAAAACTATTTATACAATGGCAACCTGTATCTGGTGTTACTGAATATATGGTGCAATATAGATTTCAGAATGAAAACTTCATATCAGAAAGAATTACAAGGCCAGACTTTACCATCTTTGAGACAAAAAATGGAACTTATGAATTCAGAGTGTTCAGTTATAACGCATTAGGAAAACCAAGCATTACCCCAGCAACAACATCTATCACAACAGTTGGTAAGACAGCCCTCCCAGCAGATGTGCAGAACTTACGCATTGAACCAATATCAGATCAGTTTGTGAGATTGCGTTTTGATAAATCAACAGATGTTGATGTAATTCATGGTGGAAACGTGGTGGTTAGATCGTCAAACCTTACTGATGGCACTGGTACTTTTACAAATGCCGTTGACGTAATCCCTGCCCTTCCAGGTAGTATCAGTGAAACGATTGTGCCGAATATTGTAGAAGGAGAATATATTTTAAAATTCAGAGATGATGGTGGCAGATTAAGTTCTGGTGAGACATCAGTTCTAGTAACAAGTCCTGACCCTTTACCAAAATTAACAGTTTTTACAGATAGAGAAGATACAGATTCACCACCCTTTGGCGGTGCAAAAGTAGATTGTTTTTTCAGTGATGATGTAAATGGTCTTGTGCTAGGTTCTCTTGAATTATTGGATGGGGTGACAGATTTTGATGCTATTGCAGATTTTGATTTTTTAGGTGCTGTTGATATTACTGGTGGGTCTTATGAATTTGCAAATACTTTGGATTTAGGTGGTAAGCAACCTTTGAGATTACGCAGACATTTTGTAACGCAAGGTTTTTATCCTAATGATCTTATTGATAAAAGATCAGCAAATATTGATACCTGGACAGACTTTGATGGTGCTACCGCATTTGATGTTGGGGCATCATTATTAGTTGCAACAACTGATATTGACCCTGACACTTCAGTTTCAGCTACTTACGAACAAAGTGGCACAACTATAACAATCACAAAGACCTCCCATGGTTATTCTGCTGGTGATTTTGTGGTTATAGATTTTGCTGCTGGTGGTGCAACAGATGGTAATTATGAAATACAGACAGTGCCAAGTTCAAGCACATTTACAGTTACATCTTCCACAAGTGCAACAATATCAAGTGGCACATCTTGTACTTATGGAGCAAACTTTTCAAGATTTAATCCTTTTGTAAACGGTACTTATGTAGGTCGTGGTTTTAAATTCAGATGTGAAATGGATTCAGATGACCCTGCACAATCCATAGAGATAGACCAGCTTGGATATACAGCACAATTAGAAAGCAGAACAGAGACAAGTCTTGGTAATGCAGGAGCTACAAATGGTTTGATTGCTTCTGGAACATCTACTAAATCTGTCACTTTTACAAATAGTTTCTTTACAGGTTCTACAGGTACAGATTTTGCTGATAATAGTGTTTTGCCATCAATTGGTATAACAATAGAAAATGCACAGTCAGGTGATTTCTTTGCTTTGTCAAATATTAGTTCAACTGGATTTGATATAGACGTAAAGAACGGATCTAGTCATGTTAATAGAAATTTCAAATATGCTGCAACAGGATTTGGGCGTGGTAGTTAATTTTAAAGTAGGATATACTTAGATAAAAATTTGGATTAGACAATGAGCCAAAATGATATGATAATCGACAACTCCACGGGCGCGAACGTGAGAGCCGACATTAATAGTGCATTACAGGCAATAGCAACAAATAACACTGGATCATCTGCCCCATCTACGAATTATGTAAGTCAATTTTTTGCTAATACTACATCAGGTATTATGCAGATAAATAATACATCTGGAAACGCATTCATTAATTTATTTACTTTAACTGGTGGCCCAGCATTTGCTGTTGATGGAACTATAAACTCAGTCAATATAGGTAAAGGAGCAAACTCTGTTTCTGGTAATACTGTTCTTGGGGAAAGTGCTTTAGATGATTCTGTAAGTGGTGAAAATAACACTGCTATTGGAAAGGCTGCTTTGGGGGCTGCAACTAGTGGAGCTAATAATACTGCTGTAGGTGCTAATGCTCTAGATGCTGTCACAACTGGTTCAGCAAACACCGCCCTTGGTAGGAGTGCATTAGGAGCAAACACAACGGCTGGCAATAATACAGCAGTAGGTTATTTTTCATTACTTGTTAACACTACAGGAGCATCGAATACAGCTGTAGGCACTAGGTCTTTAGATGCCAACTCAACAGGTGATTCTAATACCGCTATCGGACTAAATGCCTTAACAGAAAATACTACAGCCAGCAACAATACAGCACTTGGTATGGAGGCACTAAAAGCAAACACAACCGCTTCTAACAATGTAGCAGTAGGAAGGAGTGCTTTATTAGTAAACACCACTGGGGCAGATAATACTGCTTTAGGAGCTAATGCTCTAGATGCAAACACAACTGCAAGTAATAATACTGCCGTTGGAAAAGCTGCGTTAGGGGCAAACACAACTGGAAGTTCAAATGTAGCTGTAGGTCAAGGTGCTTTAAGTACAAACACAACAGCATCTAGTAACACCGCAATAGGACAAAATGCTTTAAATACAAACAGTACTGGAACTTTAAACACTGCTGTTGGAAAATCAGCTTTAGCGAGTAATAATACAGGAGATAATAACACCGCAGTTGGTGTAAATACATTACTTGTAAATACAACTGGTGCATCTAATACTGCTGTTGGAAGAAGTTCACTAGAAGCAAATACTACTGGAACTAATAATGTGGCTTTTGGTCAATCAGCTTTATTTTCAAACACTTCTGCAAGTAACAACACTGCTTTAGGAAGATCAGCCTTAAAAAACAACACAACAGGTGACAAAAATGTAGCTGTAGGAAGAAGTGCGTTAGAAGCAAATACAACTGCTTCTAATAATGTAGCAATAGGAGATGAGGCGTTAAAGTCAAACACAACTGGACACCGAAATATAGCTATTGGAGCAAGGGCAGCAGAGTTATTAACTACAGGAACATCATGTGTAGCAATAGGTTATGAAGTTCTTGAAGATAATACTACTGGTTCAAATAATATTGCCATTGGTGATTCTGCAATGGAATTAAATACAACAGGAGGTAATAACACTGCTGTTGGACATAGTGCTTTAACAGCTAATACAACGGCAGATAATAATACCGCTGTAGGTAAAGATTGCCTGGTTTCAAACACAACTGGAACTGAAAACACTGCAGTAGGTTCTCTCTCTTTAGATGCAAATACTACAGGTATAGAAAACACAGCTATTGGTTATCAATCTTTAAGTGCTAATACAACTGCAAATTTTAATACTGCTTTAGGCAGAAAAGCACTAAGAGATAACACAACAGGTGCTTCAAATACTGCTGTTGGTGTTGATGCTTTACTTCAAAACACCACAGCATCTAATAATACGGCTGTAGGTGCAAGTGCTTTAGGAGCAAACACAACAGGAGCTAATAACGTAGCTGTTGGTACTAATGCTTTAGACGCTAATACTACGGGGGCTACTAATTGTGCGGTTGGCCGTGACAGTTTAACGTCTAATACTACAGCGTCCAATAACACTGGAATTGGTGATTCAGCTTTAAATCAAAATACAACTGGCGCACAAAATACTGGAATAGGTAGAGGAGCTTTAGGTGAAAACACAACAGCGAGTGATAATACTGCTGTTGGATATTTTGCCTTAGTAAACAACACAACTGGAACTCAGAACACGGCCGTAGGGAGCCTTACTTTAGATGCTAATACAACAGCAGATAACAATACAGCTTTAGGTTATGTTACCTTAACTTCAAACACAACAGGTTCAGAGAATACTGGATTAGGAAGAGGCTGTTTAGTAAACAATACAACGGGAAGTTCTAACACTGCTGCTGGTAAGGGTGCTCTAGCGGCAAACACTACAGCAAATAATAATACTGCTTTTGGCTTTGAAGCTTTAACAACAAACACAACTGGAACACAGAACGTTGGTGTAGGACAAAAAGCCGTAGATGCTTGTACTACAGGATCACAAAATGTTGGGTTAGGTCCACACGCTTTAGGCGAAACTACCACTGGTGATGGCAATGTTGGTGTTGGTCATGCCGCAGGTTTTAATATTACTACTGGAGACAATAATGTTTGCATAGGTAATAATTCTGGAATGGGTCAAATTACAACTGGCAGTAATAATTGTTTTATTGCAAGAGATAATGTTGGTTCTGGAAATGCTGGTGTATGGCTTTATGGGGGTGGTAATGGTCAATGTGTACAGGGTAATAATAGTTCTACTTGGACAACAACTTCAGATCAAAGGCTTAAAAAAGATATAGTTGCAAATACAGTGGGTTTATCAATAATTGATAACGTTACAGTTAAAAATTTCAAATATAAGCAATATTCTAATGGATCACCTATAACTTCAGATGACACTGTAGATATGAGTGAATTTCCAAAAGCAGATAATGTTAGTCAGGTATTAATAGGACAGGGAGTAACAGAAACACAGATTGGAATAATTGCACAAGAATTAGAAGCTGTCGCACCAACTTGTGTAACAACTAATGAAAAAGGAGTTAAGACAGTAGATACGGATGAGTTGTTCTGGTATATGCTTAATGCCATAAAAGAGTTATCAACTAAAGTCACAGCCCTCGAAGCAGGGTAAACTAAAAGTAACCTAATTTTTTATTATGGAAGAAAAAACCGCAGATGAAATTGCTCAGATTTTTTCTGCTGCTGGCGATAGCGTAACTGTTATCGGTACTGCACAAACATCAGATGAAACTGATGAAGAATTTAAAGAGAAAATTCAGCGTAATGTAGAGCATCTTGAAATTATCAAGGGTTACAAAAAACTTGATGAAACAACATCTATCTGGACATCTGAAGATTTTACAGCGATTGATGCTGCAATTGTTGCTGGTAAAAAACTCTACTAAATTATGAATTTACAAGAAAGATTACAACAACTTGCTCAACAAAGAGAGCAGTTATGGATTGCATTACATGAAACTAACGGAGCGATGAAGATTTTGGAACAGCAGATTCTTGAGACTCAAGCTGCACCCGAATCAATCCAGCCATCAGATACAGAGGCATCAATCCCACAAGAAGTAGCAGCACCATCAGAGTAAGTGGTGCTACCATTTTATTAAGAACTTCTTTGACCATGTTTCAAAAAATCGCTAATGTTTTGAGTATTATCTCATTTGTAATGGTAGCTTCCATGAGTGGTGGAGCATACTTTGGTTACAAGTATGTAACTTCAGAACAGTTTAAGTCAAGAGTGATGAATGAGATCCTTGGCAATGTACAAGGCATGATGCCTAAATTATTAGATAATGGTTTACCTAAGATGACAGGCCCATCCATGCCGATAATAAAATGAATGAATGGAAATACCTGACATAAGTATTCCTGATATTTATATTCCAAACGTACCAGAGCCTTATAATCCTCATTATTTACAGATAGCAAAACCACCAGATATTGATGTTCCCGGTTGTACATATCAACATCGTGATATAAAAAATACTGGTAATCGTAATTTATTACTCGAAGATCCGAATGGTGTATTTACAACGTGTGATTTTCCGTTTCCTAGCTTTATTCCTCTTGACTATACACCTGAGAATCTTGTCATTTCAGAAGAAGCACCTATCAGTAATGAGCCACCGCCCTTACCAGAAACAGAGCAGCCAAAAATTCCTGCACCACCTGACCCTCCCCCACCAGATTTCCCTCCCTGTCCGGGGAAAAATGACCAAAGAGTAGGCGATTTTCGTAACGATAAAAAGTTAGAACGTGTCATTGGACATGAAAGAGGGCAAGATGGTAGTGAATGTATAACTATCTATGAAGCAGTTGAGTGGAAAGATCAGTACATACCTTCTGCCCCTCAGTTTGTTGGGGTATTTAGCTTGGCTTTGGTTGGGGCATCTGCTCCCGCTATTCTTCAACTTGTACGACCCTTAGTCAAGCAAGCCGTTTCTAAATTGACTAAGAGGAAAAAAGATGTAAAATAATAATCCGTAGATGAGTTTAATACCCGTGACTTGTCTACTCTAATTTGTGATTATGTGGGATAACTTGATTTGGTGGAATATTAACAACAATATCTTCACAGGTAACAGCACTTGGAGTATTTGGTTTAAAGGTCACTCCATCTTTTGCCATTTTTGCACACATCTCTAAACGATATAAACTGATTTCCATTTTAGTTTTCTTTATCAATAATTTTTGAGCTTCTATATTCACCATTGTTGCTTCATGGCAAAGTGCTGGAGACTTACCTAACGGAATATTGAACTGAGCAGATATTCCATAATTTAAGTTAAAGTTATCTTTCTCAAATCTTGGTATTTCTGAGTAATATTTTATTTCTCCAGTATCTTCGTCATAGATGGGAGTTCTCGTTATGGTTTCTTTAGGTAATGCGAAAGACCAACTATCTGTTACATAAGGTGTAATTGTAAGGCTAGGTGAAGCACAGACTATGCCTTGACTCATTCTGTAAGATGGCATAGCTGATGGCGTAATCATTGTGGCATTGTTATTAACGACCCCTTGGGCATTACTAGATGGGGAAGCAACCGTGGTATTGGCAAATACTTTTGTAGGACAGAAAAGTAAAGCTACTGCCCAAATGTAGTTGTAGTTTCTGTTGTTGTGCTTGTTGTTATTTGACGAGTTATGGTTGTGCTTGTGTCTAATCCTGGTGTTATTAGAGTTTCTTGTAGAGAGAAAGCTGCCCCATCTGTATTTATTGACCAACGAGGTATAGCTTCTAAGTTTGGTGAAGTCCAATTAAAATTTACTCCCCCAACTGTTTGTTCATTCGTAGTCGTAGGAGTAGGGTTGATATATCCTGTTTCAGATTTGATATTATGTCCTGATGCTGAGTAGGAGTA